GGGAGTGCAGAGAGGCAGAGGAAGGCCTGTGTCCTGCAATACACAAAGAAAAGACCCAAATTGCGGGGTAATTGCGGATTTTCAGATGGGCGGCTGAAATTCAGGAAATGTGCGGGTAGTTCAGAGTTTAACCCTGCTAACTCTGAACCATGGTTTAGAGTTCGGGCGATGGTTCGGAGTTGAATTTAGCTCAGATAATCAGTGTATTAAGAGCGATCCAATGGATTGATGGGCGGAGCAAACTCTGAACTCACAAAATCTCTTTCCTGATACAGGATTGGCAAAAAAGAGGCTCGGCTTCCGTGGTAAGAACCACTCCTCCCAAGCGGGCAATGAGATTGCTGCGGAATACCGCTTCGCTCAGTTTACAAATGACCGCTTCTATTTGGAAACTACAGTTTCCAAATTCCCGCCTGGTTTCCAAATTGGATAAGGTTATTAAAACAATATGTTAGGGGTCAATAACATAGCGAACTTAAAATCCTATTTGGAAACTGTTCTTTGTGATTAATCGAACGCAAAGGTTCCTCTTTGGAAACTGTTTTTCGTCCTTAGTGGAACGCAGAGGTTCCTCTTTAGAAGGTGCGTTCCAGTTGGTTTTGGCGTTATATCTCAATATATTATTATAATGTTATTATTTATTAGAACAATCTTAAGTGGAGCCCTTAAGCGCTTACGATAATTTCATGTGTTAGATACAGTTCCCGGTTCTGTGTTGAGAACTGGGAACTTGAGTTCCCAGTTTAGATGCTTGTTCCCAGTTGGTATTATCCAATTATATCATTTAGTTATAGCTTTCATATTCAATATAAGAGTTTCCTAAACTGGGAACTCAAAATGCGATCTACATCGTTCGGAGTTTACAGTTCGAGACACAGAACTGTAAACGCCTGTTTACTGTTAGAAAGCTTATTCACAGTTGATTTCACTTTTTAATATCAATAACTTATCACAAGTCACATCAACATAAGAATTTTCTTAAGTGTAAACTTCAATAACCATATTTTCGGATAGTGGGATCAGTAAAGCGCTTAAATTGATTGCATTAAATCAATTACAACCCTCTTTGCGGGAGCAATTGCATCTTATAGCATTATTTCAAAAAGCATCGACTCTTTAAATTGAGATTGGTGGTTTAAAAATGATAGCACTTTGATTTTAAATATAAATTAAAAACAGACACATCTTTAGCGCAACAATCTAAATTTTAGAGCGAGTTCCAAGTTCTATGCTGGGAACTTGGAACTTTTGTTCCAAGTTTAAATACTTGTTCCAAGTTCATATTCTCTAATTATATCATTTGGTTATAGCTTTCGTATTCAATATAGAGTTTCCCCAACTTGGAACTCAAAATGCAAATCTACAGCGCTTGGCGTTTACAGTTGCAAATATAATTTAGAGTTGATTTCACCTTTTTACATCAACAAAATATCGAGAACGATTTCCTGAAACGTCGTTCCTAAATGACAGCCCTATTTTGAAACGACAATTCCCAAATTCAAAGGCAGTTCCCAAATATGATAAAGCTGCTAGAACAATATGTTAGCGGGATATAACATAGCGAACTCAAATTCCTATTGGGGAACTGCAATTCCGAAAAATGTTGTGTTGATATTGAGACAAAAGAGGCCCGCTTGCTCTATGCTGGAGAGGTCTCCTGTTCTGTAGAGGCCGGATCGCCCAACCGGGGATATGCATCCGACTTCAGAGATCTAATAGTTTCAGAGACTTTTGGAAACTCTGCAAGCGCCTCTCTCAGGTGGGTTTTGCTGAGGCTCGCCTGGAAATGCGCAAGAGCCTTGTCTTGATCATTGCGCAGGCGTTCGAGCAATGTGCAAAGCCCTACAATCGGTTGTGTTTTAGAACCTTCCTGAAACTGGGAAAGATCCGAAACACTGGAAAGAAAAGAGATCAGCATATCCAGCTGACAGAGCGTGTCTTTCAGAGTGTATTGCAGGCTCTCATAGGTTTCTTTTGGAACGAAATAGTCGGTCATGGCATCACCTGTTGAAACATAGGGAATATGACCACTGAAGAGGCTTGGTCGGCCCCTTCTGGTGGCCGGGCAAAACAGCGCCGACCAAGAACCGCCTCAACAGGTTAGGGCAGCCAGCTTTTCGCAAAGCTACGCCGTTCGCCCGACCATAGAAAATCCGCACAGCAAAAAAGCGGCGCGGATCGGACGCCTGTTGAAACCAGAAAGGGCTTGGTCGGCCCCCGCCATTGTCTTTTTCACAATGGCAAGATCAAGGATAGCAGCAGCGGATTCGGGAGGGAAGCGAAAAAAAGCTCTTATAGCGGGAAAAATCTGCCTCCATCCGAAGGGCTTCGGCTGTATTTGCCGTAAGGGAATCTTGTATTGTCAACCCGAAGTGGTTCGGAGCAATTCACAAGAGATTGCAAGATGGATCGGGGCATTTTCTAGAGAATGAGAGGATTTCGCAATGCAACGGCCAAATCAGCAGATAGTTTATTCTGAAGACGATGATGGCATTGCCAGTTTTTTATTTTGTCTTGATCCACAAAATGCTGTGAGATTTTTCCAACAATTTGGCGGGACAGAATCCTATATGTCAAAAGATCTGCGCGACAACATTGCTCGGATCACGAATGAAGACTATGCGAATGCTGTTTTCGAGTATTTTAAGGGAGAGAAACTCTCTATTCCGAAGGCTGAACGATATTTCAGAAAAATACGCGAGAAAGAAGCGCTTCGGCTGTTGAAAGCCGGGAAAACGACAAACGAGGTTGCTTTAACCCTCGATGTGACAGCACGCAGTATTCAATTTTATCTCAGCAGAGCAGACGAAGAAACGAAAAGAGAAATCGCGACCGCAAAAGCCAAAACACGTCTGGAACGGGTCAAAGACAGACAGGAAAAACGCAAAAAGAGGAATTTAGAGCAAAATGCGGCTGGATGGGATCATCCAGACAAAACGTTTTGCGGCACAAACAATAAGATAGAGCATTTTGTATGATCCCGTCATCATGCAAAATGCTCTAAATTTCATTCAACTGCGTAGATCCGGGCAGTCTGTTGAAGAAATTGCGAAAAATGCAGGTTTGTCCCCTTCTTATGTTCAAAATATCACAAAAGAAGTCAGCACAAACAGCCCTCAGGAAACACAATCCGACCCGCTCTGTATCGTCTTCTAACGGGGGCATAACGCGGCATCTCCGGTTGTTGGCGAGCGTTCCTAGCCTTGAGAAGGCTATAACCATCAGACAGCCGGAAAACGCCTTTTCCTATATCACAGTTTTTCTGCCCTTCCGGCAGCTTTTGAAACAGGGAGTGCACGCAGGTGACAACGGCAATGAGCCAGAACCAAACCCGGACCATTGATCCGGTACTGACCGGCCATATCCGGGGCATGAAACAAGCGCAATTTGTCGGGCAGTTGCTGTTTCCCTTTGTGCCGGTTCACGCCCGCGGCGGAACCGTCCTGGAATTTGATGACAGCGAATTCGTTCGAACGGTCACGCGCCGGGCGCCTGGTTCTGATGTCGCCATGATCAGCTTTGGGTATTCTGGCAAAGCTTTTCAGCTTGAAAATCATGGTATTGGCTTTTCCGTGCCGGTCGAACATGTGGAAGATGCCGGGCAGGTCTTGAAAATCAACCTGTCCACTCGGGCAGCGGCGAAAGCCATGCAATCTATTTTGCTCGGTCTGGAAAGCGCACAGGCCGCGCTTGCCTTTAACAGCGCGCATTACACCGCAGAGCAGACGGTCAAGCTGACAGGAAGTGACAGCTGGTTTCATGCCGACAGCAATCCTCTGCACGTCTGGGCAGATATGCGCGAAACCGTGCGCAGCCGGATTGGACAATATCCAAACCGGGGTGTTATGGGGCCGAAAGTCTTTGCCCGGCTGAAAGATCACCCGGTTGTAACCGACCGCTTCAAGCACACCACATCCGACAGCATCACTGTGGAAATGCTGGCCCGCTTGCTGGATCTGGACAAGCTGGCTGTGGGAACCGCTATCGCACGGGACAGTCCAGATGGACCGGTTTCGGACGTGTGGGGCAACGGGGTTTCTGCCGTCTATGCGCCCCCTGTCGTGGAAGGCCGGGAGGAGCCGAGCTGGGGGTATACCTACCGTCTGGAAGGCTATCCCTTTGTTGAAAAGCCTTTTTTCGACGCTCGCAAACGGTCCTGGCTGATCAGCGCTTATGACGCTTCTCGCCCCCTCATTACCGGACAGGCGGCGGGCTTTTATGTCGAAATGACGGAGGAATAGGCCATGCCGCTCATTCCTGAAGTTCCTGTTTCTGTCCTCTCCCGGCACGCTGCTGGAGATGTGCTGGCCTTCCGCCTTGTCGGGATGGATGACCGCCAGGCCGAGGAAGGTGCTCCCGCTCTCGGAATTGCTGCCCATGACGCCAGCAGCGGCGACATGATGGCCGTGAAAATCCTTGGTCTGTTGCATGTGGAGGCTGGGGCTGTGCTGGCCTCTGGAACGCCTCTCGCCAGCGATGCAAACGGGCGGGCTGTGGCTCTGTCTTCCCTGACAGGCAGTCCTGAACGGATCGGCTTTGCCCTTGATGCCGCCGTCGGGCCGGGCAGCGTCATTCCGGTTCTGGTCCGATAGTTCCGCAAGGAATTGAAAATGAATGATGATGTTCTTGCGTTTCTGGCCCCGGATGCTGCCCTTCCTGCTTCGGACAGCGCTTCTGATCAGGCCGCAACCCAATCCCCTGACCGTCTGTTTGTCTTTCGTCCGGGGAAATTTACCAGCATGCAGGGCGAGGTTCTGACCTTTACCCCAGATGATCTGGAGGAAATTCGCGTCTGTTATGATCCCGCCCTTTACCGCGCCCCTCTCGTGCTTGGCCATCCCGCTCATGATGCCCCCGCCTGGGGATGGGTGCGCGGGCTGGACGTGACCGAGAAAGGGCTGTTTGCCAGCCTTGAAGACATCTCGCCACATTTACGGGAAAGGGTCCGGGCCGGGGAATATCGGCACCTCTCCTGTGCCTTCTTTCCGCGCGGGGCGTCTTCAAATCCGCTTCCAGGCAAGCTCTATCTCCGGCATATCGGGCTGCTTGGCGCTGTCGCTCCAGCTGTTACAGGGCTGGGGGAAGTCAGCCTTGCGGCGCCGTTCCCTGATGACGATCCGGCCCGCCCCGGCAAACTGTTGTCCGTTGGCCTGTCCGCAGTGCAACCGGTCCCGGACAGCGGGGGCCAGATCGGGGGCCAGATCGGAGGAATGCGGCTCCGGCTCTGTGGGAGTGCTGGCCAGCCCTTTCTTCCCGATGATCTGTCCTTTGAAGCGGCGACGCGGCTGGCGCTCTGCTTTCGCTATGACCATGGCCCCGCTGGCCCGGAAACCGAAATCGGTTCTGTCCGGTCTGTGCAACCGGGTGATGAGGCTTGTGAAATCACCCTTGAACAAGGGCTGTCTGCTCCTGTTTTGAACGGCTTTGCCGCCTGCACGCCAAAACAAGCGGAATTCAGCTTTTCTCGGTCCGAAGCAAACGTTCGGATCTTAGAAAAAATCACCCTTGCCCTTTGATACAACATATTGACAAAAAGGATAAAACTCTATGACCCGTCTTACAAACCAACAAGACGAACTGGGACAGGCAAAACGCGCTCTGGAAGCCGAACGGCAAGCCTTTGCCCTCGAAAAAGCACAGCATGAAGCCGAACGCGACATTGCAATATTGGAAGCCGAAGGACAGGCTTTCGGAGATCTGCGCGAGGCTGCAATCGAGCTGCTCGCTGAAGCCAACCTTTCGGGTGAAAGCGTCTCTTTCTCCGATGGCAGGACACGGTCGAAAGCCGAACTCCTGAAAGCTCTGCTAAACCGGCCCGGCCCAGCCATTCACCGCGAACTTTCGGCCCCAGAACCGCGCAAATATGTCAATTCTGCATCTTTCTCCGTCCCAAATGGATGCAGTATTGACCGCGCAGACCAAGACTTCTACCATCGCGTCCTTGAATATAGTCAGAGCAACAATATCAACCTGTCCGAAGCCGCAGAAATCCTTGAAAAAGAAAATCGCCGCTGAGCACACCCCATCTCGACTTCAAACTTCAGGGGCCAGCTCTTTATTGGACATTGTCAAATCAATGCAAATCTTTGCCAAAGTGGATGCCGCGCTACACTACATTTGTCCGAAAACGCTGCAAATTTGTCCGAAAAGAGCTGTCGCG